ATATAGAGCTTCAGAAACTGAAGACAGACGTTACAAGACTTGGATTACAGGTTCAGCAGGTGGAGCAGCGACTTCTAGCTTAGATGCTATGGAGGTTCACTTCCTATCTGAAAGAGCAGTATGTACTCTAGGTGCTAACAATTTCTTCTTATTCCAAGAGTAAGCAGATAACTTTAATGGGGGGGTGTTTTAACGCACTCCCCTTTTTTTAAATTAAATTAAATTCTATTATAATGAAAAAAAACAAAATCGTATATGCTGATAAGCAATACAAACTCACAAGAGACGTAGCACCACTTTCTTTTATGCTACCTACAAAACACACAAAAAGATTTCCCTTATTACATTTTGACGAGTCAAATGGAATTAATAGAGAACTTAGATATGCGAAAAACCAAAAGAGTCCTTTTACAGACGAACAAGATGGTAATGCATTGTTAGAGCCTATTATATTTGAAGATGGTTTTTTAAATGTAACAAAAGAAAATCAAGTACTTCAAAAGTTTTTGCATTATCATCCTTTAAATGGTACCAAGTTTGTTGAAGTTGATAAATCTAAAGATGCAGCACAACAAGTGGAGAGTCTAATGATTGAAGCAGATGCGTTAGTAGAAGCTAAAAAACTATCAATTGACCAATTAGAAAATATTTGTAGAATATTATTTAATACAAATGTGGATAAACAAACCACTGCAGAAATGAAAAGAGATGTTTTAGTATTTGCTAAAAACAATCCTGAAGATTTTCTAGATATTTGCAATGACCCTGAATTAAAGATTATGGGTACGGTTCAATCCTTTTTTGATAAAGGAAGTTTGACTTATAGAAAAAGTAAAAAAGAAGTATGGTTTAATACACCTACAAATAAAACTAAAATGCTCAATGTACCTTTTGGTTCTGACGGTTTAGATATGGTTGTTTCTTACTTACAAACAGATGAAGGTATCGAGGTTCTTAAGTACTTAGAAACAGTATAATAATAGTTGTATATTTGCATTATAGTGCTTATGTCAAGAAGGCATAAGTTTTTTTACTAATCTTAAAATAATTATTATGTTAAAGTATTTAGAAGTTGAAACAGAACAGGGACTCGAACTAATTGCCTGTGATAGTATCTTAAATATACAAGCCGATGAAAATGAAGAAGGAATCGCTTATATAAACCTAAAGGATGCAAACCACAGTAGAATTAAAGTGGAAGCTGATTTCAAAAAACCAACACAAATAATTAATCCGTTTAAGGATGCTATTTATGTTGCTGCTACTACTAATTGGATGAAACCTATATCTCCTGTAATATTTGATGGAGACAATTCAAATGTAAGTATTAAGAAAATTACATTAGAGTGTATCCAATGTAAACCTGTAAAGGAGTAATAGTCTAATTAAATTTAGATTATAATACAAGGACCTCTTCATTTTTGAAGGGGTCTTTTTTTTTTAGTTATCTTTGTACAAAAGAATTACAGATGATAAATTCAGTAAGACAAACAGTGATGTCCATTCTGAATAAAAATAACTACGGATACATATCTCCGTCAGATTTTAACTTGTTTGCAAAACAAGCACAGTTAGATTTGTTTGAAACATATTTTTATTCTTACAACTATCAATTGCAGAAAGAAAATGCTAGACAGTCGGGGACAGGGTACGCAGATATAGTTAAAGGATTAGAAGAGGTTATAGATACGTTTTCAGTTACTAGACCATTATTGGTTTCTTCAGGAAATGAATATTTATTGCCATCTCTTTCTACAACTAATGATGATTATTACCTTTTAAATAAACTATTAATTAATAATGAGGTAATTACTAGCGGTACCACTACGAATAACGTAGGTGGTGCCAATCAGATTATTGATACCAATGCAGACTTTATAGCGTTGGGAGTTAGGGTTGGAGATATAGTTGGAGTTGAATTACTTGGATACTCTTACAACTTAATTATAACAAACGTAACGATAAACACTCTTACAGTAACACCGGGTGTTTTAAATACCTTTCCTATACTTTATACTGTATACAAGGGAGATAATAAAAAAGAAGCAGAAAAAGTTACACATAGTAAAATAACTATGTTAACAAATTCATTATTAACAAAGCCTACTTTGACATATCCTGCTTATACACAAGAGGGTTCAGTAGCACAAATATACCCGGTCGATATTAGTAATAGAGGGCAGTTAGTTTGTCAATATATTAGATTTCCTTACACCCCTAAATGGACATATGTAACATTAACAAACGGTGAACCTGCTTTTGATGCAGGAGCAGTAGACTACCAAGACTTTGAATTACCTAATGATGATGAGGTAAATTTAATTATGAAGATACTTCAGTATGCAGGTATGAGTATTAGAGAGATTCAAGCAGTGCAATTTGCAGGTAGCGAAGAACAACAAAGTATACAAGAAGAAAAATAGTTATGGCATATATAAATGATTATCAGTATTACGAGAACGGGGGACAAAATCCTGAAGATGTTAATTGGGGTTCATATCAATATGTATCACTAGAAGATATCGTCAACAACTTTATGTTGATGTATACAGGAAACCATAGTATTGTAAATAATGAAGAAAGATATAAAATTTTATTTCACGCAAAGAGAGCAATACAGGAACTAAACTATGATGCTTTTAAGGAAATAAAAATATTAGAGTTAAGTGTGTGTAATAATTTAAGATATGTACTACCTAGTGATTATGTAAATTGGGTTAGAATATCTATGTATAAAGACGGTGTTCTTTATCCCTTAAGTGAAAATATTCAAACTAATTGGGCAAGTGCTTATCTTCAAGACAACGACTGTAGAATTTTATTTGACATAGACGGAAATGCATTAAAACCTCAAGACTCAACAATAGACTATCAAAGAATTTTTGGTGGTAAAAAATCAATATACTTAAACTCCGGTTCTCCTTACAATGGAAAGGAAGGATATAATGATGGTGGACAATGGTATTTTGAATATGGAATAGGTGCACAATTTGGTTTAAATACTGAAACGGCAAATGCCAATCCTACTTTTAAAATCAACCCTAAGGGTGGTGTTATTAATTTTAGTTCAGGTATGGCAGATGAACTCTGTGTGCTAGAATATGTATCAGATGGTATGGAAAACGGTGATGACAGTTTAGTTACCGTAAACAAACTCTTTGAAGATTATGTATACGCTGCAATAGAATTTGCAGTTCTTGGTTCTAAAGTTGGTGTACAAGAGTATATTGTAACTAGACTGAGAAAGCGTAAATCAGCATTGCTTAGAAACGCAAAAATCAGAATAAGTAATATACATCCCGGTAGACTATTACAAAATCTTAGGGGTAGAGATAAGTGGATAAAATAATATGGCGAATATAACAAGAAACTTTACTCAGGGTAAAATGAATAAGATGGTGGATGAACGTCTTGTCCCTAATGGGCAATATGTTGATGCATTAAATATTCGTATGGGGTCTACTGAGGGTTCTGAAATTGGTGTTATTGAAAACTCAAAGGGAAACAATAGATTAACTACCCTACAATTTAATGGACAAAATCTTAGTGTAAATGCGAAATGTATTGGAGCATTTGAAGACGGAGCATTTGAAACAATATATTGGTTTGTGCACGACCCAACATTTGGTGGTGCAGGTTCTCCAACAGGTATTGTAGATTTAGTAGTTTCGTATAACACTGAAACTTTATTATTAAGATATCACGTTGTTAGTATTTCAGACCCAAATGACACAACAGGTTTAAAAACAACTTTAAACTTTGATAAGGAGTTTTTAATTACAGGAGTCAATAAAGTTGAAAACCTTTTGTATTGGACTGATAATCTTAATCCTCCAAGACAAATAAATATAAATAAAAACTATCCGAATCCGGTAGGAGGAGTTGATGCTTTTTCATTTGAAGAAATATTATTAATTAAAAAACCACCTACTACATCTCCTGACGTAAGACCAATTGCAACCTCTAGTCAAGATAATTTTCTAGAAGATAGATTTGTTTCTTTTGCGTACAGGTATAAATATTCAGATGGAGAATATTCTGCTACGTCTCAATTTTCTCAAGCAAGTTTTGTCCCTAATGCATTTAGATATGACATAGCAACTGCTTTAAATTCAGGTATGAAAAACGCAACTAACAATGCGGAGATTAGATATGATACAGGAGGACCTTTAGTAAAAGAGATAGATATTCTTTTTAAGGATATGAATAGTTCTGTAATAAAAGTAGTGGAGACTTTAAATAAAGAGCAACAGGGTTTAGCTAATGATACCACTTACACCTATACATTTAACAACAGTAAAATATTTACAGTTTTACCCTCGTCTGAAATACTAAGACTTTATGATAACGTGCCACATAGAGCACAGGCTCAAACCTTAATGGGTAACAGATTAATGTTTGGTAATTACTATGAGCAATTTGATTTAGAAAGAGATGGTGTTCCTACTAAATTTGAATATACTGTAAACTCTTTGTCAGAGAGTATAGGTGCTACAGGTATTGAAGGAACAAGCACTCAAGGTAACTACACAATTAATGGCAATGTTGATGTTCAAAATAGTATAGCTAATATAGACTTAGCCGGAGTAGACCTTGTTCAAGGTGCCACTTTAAACATATTAATAAGGTTTGAACATAGTTCTTGGTCCGGGGGTGGTTCATATCCTGCGGATGTAACTCAAGAGCAAAACATAAGCTTTACATATATTTTACCCACACCTTTTTCTTCTGTATATGACTTGGCTTCTTCTGTGGATTTTGCAGAAAAGGTTGGTACTACTGTAAATATTCAAACAGTAGCAAACTCCTGTAGTGGTACAACATTAACGGATTTATTTAATTGTACTATTTCTAATGAATTGTCAGGTAAGTTTAAATTTCAAAGTGGTATATCTGCAGTTAATCAACCAATAGAAATAATTACAAGTCCGGGTTCTTCAGTTTTAAAACTACAATTACCTGCTATGTCCTTTGTTGATGACGTGGCTAATCCTACCTCAACACAGTGGGAATATTACAAAATAAACTTGCTTGATATTGTTTTTCAAGAAATAGGTCAGCCTTCAAGCTTACATAGCAATAGAGGTTATGAGATAGGTATTGTTTATATGGATGAATTTAACAGAGCAACTTCTGCTCAGGTTAGTTTAAATAACACTGTACATATTCCTTGTTCACAATCAGAATTTAAGAACTCAATTCAAGTAACTATACCACCTGCACAGTTGGCACCAAGTTGGGCAAAGAGATATAAGTTTGTTATAAAGCCTGACAAGGAAGTTTATAATACCGTCTATTCACAATTCTTTTTTAGAGACCCTGCAAGTGGTGCTGATTATTTCTTATTAGAAGGGCAGAACTCACAAAAAATAGAACTCGGAGATGAGTTAATAGTAAAGACAGATACGCAAGGACCTAGAGACAATTGTACGTTTACCACGGTTCTTGAGAAAGATGCAAAGACAAAAGACTTTTTAGACCCTGCTCCTGTTGATATTAATGGTACAGAAATACCCGTACCTGCCGGTACTTATATGAAGTTAAGAGCAAATAATTTTTCTACTGAAGTAGGAGATTTGCCGGTAGTAGACTACGGAGAAATAAATAACAACGGAAGTGGATGTAGGCACGTTTACTACCCTGTAGATACAGAAGACCCTATCAATCCCGGTCAATACATCGACTACACTTTACCGGCAGGGTCTAAAGTAAATATAGTTTTAAGAAGCTATAGAAGAGGTAATGAAGATAGTTTGGGAGGTAATGTAGCTAAAAGAATATGGAAGGTTGATACAAAATTTACCGTATCTCAAGATTACCCTAATTTTAAAAGTTGGTTTGAGGGTGACAATATTGCAGGTGCTTTGTCGGGTTTAGCAGATGATGAAGGAACAGGTATGGATGGACCAAACTATTCACCAAACTATCAATCTTATCAAAACAGACCTTGTTCTGTAAGTAATGTTTTTACTAACTTTTATCAATCAGGAGGTAGAACCTACTTTTCTTTTAAAGGAGTAAAAGGTTATGGTGGTAGTAAAAAAAATTCAAAGTCAAGAGTAGATATTGAAGTAATTAGAGCAAGTGGATTATGTGTGTTTGAAACTAAACCTCAGGACTCTTCACCTAACCTATGGTATGAGTCATCTAAATCTTACGAAATAGATACTGCAACAGGAGAACATACAGGTAATGAGCAGAATCAGGAAGTGTCTAGTAACACTCCTGCTATAATAAAAACTGCATTTTTTAACTGTTATGCTTTTGGTAATGGAGTTGAAAGTTGGAAAATTCAAGACTCAATTATTGGTAAGGAATTGGTTTTAGGTAACAGAGCCTTAACCACAACTGCTCAAGATTATAAAATGGAGCATAGATTTTCAGATATTACTTATAGTGGTGTCTATAATGCAGAGTCTAATATTAATAAACTAAACGAATTTAATACAGGACTTTTAAACTTTAAATCTTTAGAACAATCTTTTGGTCCTGTTCAAAAACTATTTGCTAGAGAAACAGATGTACTGACTCTACAAGAAGATAAAATATCATATGTGTTAGCAGGAAAGAATTTACTTTCTGATGCTGCAGGTGGTAGTGCTTTAACTTCAGTACCTGAAGTTCTAGGAACTCAAGTAGCTAGAATTGAGGACTATGGTATTAGCCATAACCCGGAAAGCTTTGCAATTTACGGACCTGATAAATATTTTACAGATGGTAAGCGTGGAGTTGTGTTACAACTAACAGGGTCATCAGGACAGAATGAAAGATTAAAAGCAATTTCTGCAGAAGGTATGAGACCTTGGTTTAGAGATTTATTTAATGAAGACTTGTTTACTCAAAAGTTAGGTGGATATGATACTTATATGAATGAGTATGTTTTATCATCCAATACGACTAATATACCACAAGAAAAAGAATGTATACAGTGTGGTGTAACTCAGCAAGTTTCTTTAGAGTCAAGAAAAGATGTGTTTGAATACTGTGTAGATTTGGGTGAAACAGTTGGTAATGTAGATATTGATTATAGTGTTACAAGTCTTGAGGGAACTTTTTCTGTAACAGGAAATTACGGAACACAAACTGTAACTACAGGAAACGTAACTACAGGTGGTACTTTAAGTTTTAATAAAAACTTAATTCTTACAACAGAAGCTAATATAACTTTAGCAACTACAGGTTCTGCGGTTATCACTATAACAGTAAAATGTCCTGCTGCTGATATTATAACTATAAGATTGGTTCATATAAATAGTCCAAGCGATACAGGCTTAAGTATTCACGATGAATACAGGTGGGTAGATGGAAGTTTCATATCACCCCTACAATCAGAGGGGATTACTATGGTAAACGGAAGTTACCCTATTGTTTCTTTATTTGAGAATATAACAGGACCTCAAGGTGGTGGTGTTATACCAACTAATGGTTCAATTGTTTCTATGTACTCTAACAAATTAGCCAATGATGATTATGTCTTTAACGCATCTCAAGATGACTTTAAGTACTTAAGAACAGATACCGACTATTCAAACAATAGCACAGATATATTAAATTTACTAGCTTCTGCTAATCAAATTGCAAATATTAATCCTCCAACAAATGGGAACACTGCTTATAGTGGTGAATTTACTATGCCTAGTACGGGACAATATTTATATTTGATTTGGGATTTTAGAACTTCAACACCTTTAGATTTATGTTTTGGAACCTCACCAAGTGAAGCTTGTTGCAGTTGTGAACCCGCATCAGCACCTAAGTGGATTTTGGTTGATTGTGATACAGGAAATTCGTACACTGTCGAAGATTCAGCAAGTGTCTATAGTCAAGGTGATGTTGTTCAATATCAAATACAGGCAGGTGGACTTGTAAGATGTGGAGAAATTGTATCACCCGGAACTAATGTAGATGCAATACTTTACGGAACGGGTATAACATATGTATGTGGAGATACGGTACATTGTAACGTAGACCCATAAAATATAAAATTAAATTATGGCAACTTATTATTTAGACGGAACAACATTAACAAATTCGACATCAATATTTAGTGATGTTAATTTAAGTATTTGTGCACCCGATGGTTTTTATTCTGATGGTGTTATTAGCAGGGAGTTATCAGGGTGTGTGTTACTTCCGCAACAAGTATGTGGAACTTGTGCTCAACCTTGTGATGGAACTATTAATGCAAACGAAAATCAAGGGTGTTTTATTCTTGATATTGATTTAGGAGGAACAAACAACGATACAGGAGCAGTAGTAGTTACGTTTAATCCTGCAAGTATTCCTGACGGAATTATAGTAACATATGATGGTGTTAATTATAACAAGCTTGTATCAGCACAGTTTGGGGTGTTACAAGCAAACAATAACGGTGTTCCTGATAATTCTGTTCCGACTTTTCTTGGTAGTGTAAATGGTCAAGGAACTTGTAGTGGAAATAGTTTATTAGGAACATACACTTTAAATGAAAAAGAATATTTAAATGGTGCGTTTGTTTCTACAGGAAACCAACAAACAATTACAATTACTGATGTAGGTTCTCAGTTAACTTCTGCTAGACCTAATAATTGTAAGTTAGTTGTACCTAAACCACAAGGTTCACCAAGCACTATGCGAATACAATTATATGGTCCTTGCGGAGACACGGCTTGGAGTTTATCAATAGATTGTCCAACCATACTTAATAGCTTCCAAGGAAGTACTGTTCAGAGTGACTTAGCGTGTCACGTTAATCCTTCGACAACTTATTACCACGTTCCTATAACAGGAACTGCATCTAGTCCTGCATTAAACGATATGATATTTATAGACCCCAATGGTGCTATACCTGCATCAGATGGAATTATAAATTTATCAGGAAACCCTCACCCATACATAGTAGTTCAAAATGGTGTTGTAGTTAATACGGGTAATTGTGTTCCTGATGGTTATCTTTTGGTTGATTGTATAACAGGAAATCAACAAAAAGTTTCTAATTCTTCATATCCAAACTTTGATGTAAATGATGTAGTTCAATATAAAATAGGAACACCGGGTTCAGGAACAGTAAGGTGTGGTACAATTACGGATAAGATAAATAGCCAAACATATGATGCAACTTTAGATTCAGGGGTAGCATATGCTTGTGACGATACAGTTCATTGTCCAACATAAAAAAATAAAAAATGGCAGTTAAAAGAAACACTATCTATACAATATCGTATGACCCCGGAGTTGGAGGGTTTCCATCTTTTTATTCTTATCAACCGGATTGGATGATAGGTATGAATAATTATTTTTATACTTTTAATGGTGGTGATTTATACAGACACAATACAAATGAAACTAGAAATGAATACTATGGTGTTACTTATCCTAGTGTAATGCAGTCTGTTTTTAATGAGCAACCT